AAAAACCCGTTTAAATGACCGCTGAGGGCCTGTAAAAATGTTTCGCTTATGATTCTACCTTGATTTTTCATCTTTTTTAGCCTTAAACCATGCAGTAATTGTATATCGAACATTATTCTTAATGGTAAACACTCCATGCTTGTAAAGCATGCCATCAAAAAATAAACCACGACCTTGAACTGGTGCAATAACAGTCCCGTCATCAATATAAGTTTGTCCTCCTTTGTAATCATCATTTAAATATATGACAGACGCTAGTGTATATCCATGATCTATACCACGTTTTGTCTCCATTGCAAAATCAACATGAGGCCTTAACTCCGTATCAGGTTGCCACTTTGTTATACCACCATATTCAAATGAAGATTTATTTATGTTGTACGCAGTATCATTAAACTTCTTTTCTAAATAAGGAATTTCACCAGGCTCTAAAACTAAAGGATAATAAGATTCATATTGACGAACTCTTTTTATATTAGTTTCATAGTGCTGTATTAATTCTTTGCATTCTTTTTCTTGTAACCAGTTATCTTGAATGACTATAATCACTATTCATAATCTCTTTCAATTATCATCTCACAATAATGTATTGCTTTTAATATATCTTTTTTCTTATCTTTTTTCGCATGTCTGCAAATATATTTTATGACATTACCCTCAGCGAATCCCAAATCGTTTTCATTTATAAATAAAGACGGCTGTATTCTAAAATCTTTATAATGGTCTTCACCTTTATTCCATAAGTCCTCATCACTTTTGTATGTAGTATCAAAAACTTTATTTAATACAACTTGAAACTCTTCTACAGTTTCTTTTGGTATGTCCTTGTTGTTTTCAAAATACTCTACTATCATTTTACTAAGCTTTTCTTTCAATATTTTTCTCCTTTATAGTTTTCTTTTTTACAAAATAGTCTTTATCTTCTGTGCTGCGTAAAACAAAACCATTCTTTAAGACATCAAATAATTTTGATTGCACGTCAAATTTAGTAGGTCTGGTTTTAAACTGTAACTTTAAATTTATCTCATACTTATACATCATATAACTCCTGCGTTTTGTAAACCAATCAGAGTGCTAATTAAAGTGTAAATTAATATTATCTCCATTATTTTTTCTCCCTTAAATAAATTAAGTAGTCCTCCCCTATAGGGTAATTATACCTATAATTACTAGATAGTATATGTAAAGTGTCTCTGGCTCTCGTGGCTCCTGTGTAATACACTCTCTTTTCATCAGACTTATCATCAGCTGATTTTTTGTTTACAAAGGAGGAGGGGTAATTAGCTTTTGAATACAGTAAAACATTATTTGCTTCCCCACCTTTTACACTATGTATAGTATCTATAATAATCTGTGGATCCTCATCTAGGCTTCCTTGACCATATCTTTTTAATAATCTAGTAAAGTATTCTGTTTGTGTTGCTGTAAAGTTTCTTTGTAATATTTCCCACCAAGGTTTAGCAGCTGCTTCATCATTTAAATTTAAACCGCACCAATCACGTAACCCATCAAAATCATATTCTTGTGTGTCTGGTAATTCTATCCAAAATCCAGTTCTTCTATAGCTATGATCTTTTATTTCTCTTATGTAACGCATCATAATTTCTGCATCATGTTTTTTTATAGATTTACCTTTTGTAATCCTAGTCCAAGATTTTATAGCTCTCCATTGTTTAGTATCAAAAGATTTATTACCTCTGTTGTCTCCATAATATAAACCAGCATCTTTTGCACATGCTCTTAACTCATTAACTGTAGTGTTTACTCTACCTAGTAAGTACCATGTTCCGGGTAACTCTCCTATTGGTATCTCAGCAAAGTTTAAATACCTTTTTACATACCCGTCTTTTTTTAAGGAGTTATAATCTTTTTCTATACTATCCAAAATACCTCTGCGAATTATCTGACTGAAGTGGTGTATGGCTTCACCAAATCTTCTTGTTTGTCTTAGAGTAACCTTACGTCCTGGAAAATATGTTGTAAAATATTTAGGATCGCTGCCATTAAATTTGTAAATGCCTTGGTCATCATCACCAGCAAGATAAACTCTTTTTGCACCCTGAGCCATTTTGTATAACACACTCCATTGTAAAGGTGTGAAGTCTTGAGCTTCATCCAATATTAATATTTCTAGTTTAGGAAAATCTATTTCTTCTATAGTTCTCTCAATCATGTCTGTAAAATCTATAAAAGAATCTTTTTTATAATGTTCATAAGTATCTATTTTACGTAAGAAAACATCAAGGCTATCCATTTTTGATTGCTCTCTTTTGTATACTTTGACTGGCTCTTGCATCATGTTTCTAGCTTTGTCGTACACGCCTAATGACCAATCTTTATAAGTGAAATTATCGTCTGATAATCTAGTGTCGCTTCTTTTAATGATACTAGCCTGTAGTGCGTAATCTAACATACAAGCCTTAGGATCAAATACTTCTTCTTCAAAGTATCTTCTGCAAAATTTATGTAATGTTTTAAATCGAGCAAAGTCATCACTATCGTATTGCGGAAAAGCTTTTATAGCTCTATCTATTGCTGTATTAACTGCTTTATTTGTAAAAGATATAAATGCAATATCAATTGGCTTTACTCCTTTCTTTAAGTGACCTTTTAAAACTCTCTCTATCAAAGTATGCGTTTTACCTGTACCTGGAGGTCCAAATATTTTTATAGTTTTATTATGTAACTCTTTATGCCTTTGGAGTTCTAAATTTTTCTGTGTGATACTCATCATCCATCTCGCTTACATCTTCTTTTACTTTTTTCTTTATTGTTTTATGTTTTACAAACTCAGGCATCTTAACGCTCCATACATTTTTTTCGCCTTCGTGATAGTCTATTTTTTTACAATCTAACATACGTAGAGCTGCCATCGGATTTGCAAATGTTCTTGTGCCGCTTTTGTTTAAAAAATTAGCTATCGTTATCTTTTTAAAATAACATATGTTTGTATTACTATCTAATACCACATAGCCATCTTTTAACTTTTCAAATCTATCTTGTTCTATATGACTTTCAAAAAACTTTTTAAGTGTTTCATATTTTTCTTCCTCTACTGTATCTGTGTATTTATGCTCAGTGCTTTCAACAGATTTCTCTACTATACTTTTCATTAACATTTCAAATGGACTAATTCCTTTTCTAGGTTTAGGTAGTGTGAGCCAGTAGATTCTATATCGTAATAATTTTACCCTCCAGCTTTTTTCGTCTTTCATGTCATCAGGTGTAACTGTCACTCTTTGCCCTTCATACTCAAAATCAAACCAAGTATTTTTAGTATCTTGCACATAGGTAATGTTTGTAAATTTATCTATGATTGATGGTGTATCATCCCCTCTACCAAGTCTTCTAGTTTTACATATTTCATAATTACATATCGGTGCAAACTCAGAATGCTTAGGAGGACATTGAAAACCATATCCTTCTTTGTGAATAGTTTTAGTCATTTGTGATACTTCAGATTCTGGTAAAGGGTTACTAAAAATTTGTTTATTACGTTGTTGCATAATTACATTTAAATCAGAGTAATTTATACCTTGTGATTTTTTCATTTCTAAAACACATACGTTATATAAAAACTGATGTCGCATTCCACCAGACCATCCTTCTTGCACTAACTTTTGTACACATGGAGGAAAGTGTTTCCAATCTCTTTCAACATCATATTCCTCTATCGTCGCATTATAAAATTTTTGTGGGTCTATAGCTTTTAATTTTATTAATTCTATAAACTGACCAACCAAAACTGGTGTATGCTGATTGTTGTATGCAAACTCCATTGTTGCATTCATATTAAAATACGGCATGTTAATTGTTTTATTGCAGGGAAAAATTTCGTTAGCTAAAAAATATTGTTCATTGTATTGTTGAAGTTTTGCTTTTACTTTGTCTATCTTTGCTGGTTTAGTAAAAAAAATAAATAAATGTAAACCACCTGATTTAGATACTACAGGTATAAAAGGCAAATTAAACTTTGCTATTATGTTTATGGTTTTCTTTTTTGAAAAATTTTTATAATCGTTAGGATCTATATCTATACAAGCCCAGACACATTCATCACCTAACTCAGGTCTTAAACCTATTCTATATTTACCATCTAAATGATCCTTCCATACTTTAGGGCTGATGTCTTCTTGCACAGTTACATATCGTGCTTCCTTTTTACCATTTGATCCACTCTCTCCCGTAAGAGAGAGCTTCACAAATGATTTAGGATAAGCAGCAAATAATTTATGCAGCTCCTTATGAAACATTAGAAGGGTACTTCTTTTGCTTCTTTCGTATTAGGATTGTCAGTTTCTTGATTTTCTGGACCATAATACAAATTAAATTCTTTAGCATGATGTGCAAAGTTTTTTGCTTTGACATATGTAGTAGCGTCTTTTTTATCAGACTCTTCTAAAAATCTATCAAACCTAATTTGCCAACCCCAATACTTATAAGTGCCACTCTTTTGTCTTACAGTGCTAAGTCTGTAAACACACTTATAACCTGGAGGTGTCTGTCCGTCTATTTGATTGCTTTTAAGTTTTTGTAACCACTCAGTTGCTTTTTTCTTTTGAGTAGATTTCATAGTAATTAAGCCCTCTTCAATAACTTGATACTTAGAATCTAATATCATTACAAACCAGTTACCTGTGTCTTCAACATAATTACCATTAGATAACTCATCTTTGTTTCCGTTTCTAACTGTTCCCTCTGGCTTGTTTTTATGTACTGCAACAGGTCTATTATTACCATCTTCTAAAGGAGCCCATTCATTAAAGCTTCTTTTATAATAACAAGGCACTACTAATATACCAGGTTCTCCAGCATAGGCTCTTTCGCTAGTTTGGTTATATATGCAACCTTCACTAACTGGTTTGCCATCTACAGTTTTTTCTACATCAGGCATACTGCTAGAATAAAGTATCTTTATTAAAGGTAACTTAAATTCATCAGAAGAGGCTTCTTCAAACCCCATACCTGCATCTTTTTTCCAGTCATTTAAGGCTGGTAAATCACTCTTCTTTATTGCTACATCACTCATCGTTTTTTCCTTTCTTAATTATAGTTTCAGTTTTGTAGTATACTTTAAATAATTCATCATTAACTTCTTGACCACTTTCTTTCAGTGCATTTATGTGCGACTGTAATGATCTAGCATTAACTGTTTCATCCATAGACACAAGATACCCTTTATCTTCAAGTTCCTCTTTTAAACCTAAAGATTTACTATAGTCACTTCTATCAAATGGAATAGTTAAAGTATTTTTAATTAAAGTTCCTG